TAAATGGAAAATTTGTTGTGAGAATCGGTCACGGTCAAGTAGAGGCACACTTCTACAATGAGATTCAGGGCGATTACACTACTTTTGAAGTATTGACTGCAAACGTTACAGTTGCAGTCTTTGCAATAGGATAAAAAATGCACGGAACACTTGTTTATTCAAACCCATCATTTTCAAGCACTGATGGTACGATTCATTTGAATCATCATACTTCTTGTATTTATATACTGAATACAAGTACAACTACTTACGGAACTGTTACACTTAATAGTGTATATAGCATAAGCATTCCACCAACGCCATCAAGCGGTGCTGGACACTATGTGGAGGTTCCCGGTGATTACGTTAGTATTTCTGCTGTCACTGCTGGTATTAACTTTGCAGTTTATGCAGTAGGGTGATTGTTATATAATCACTTGTGATATACTATGGAGTTTATATGAGTAGTGATTTTACTATAGATTTTCCAATTTCTTTTGTTAAGAAAGAGCAAAGGATTGTAGTCGGCATAGCAACTGCTGACTGTATTGATAAAACTGGCGATCTTGTTGATTTTGAAGCCTCAAAAGAGGCTTTCAACGATTGGGCTGGTAACATTCGTGAAATGCATAACCCAATTGCTGTTGGGCGTGCAATCAGTTATACCCCTGTCAAAGTAAAGGGTAATGACGGCCAAGAATATAATGCTATTAAAGTAGAGGCATATATTTCAAAGGGTGCTCAAGATACTTGGGAAAAAGTTCTTGATGGCACCCTTCGTGCATTCTCTATTGGTGGATCAATCATTGAAAAGAAGATTGATGCCTCCCGCATGTTCAGAGGTCGCCCTGTCAACGTTATCAAGAAGTATCGCCTTGGTGAATTGAGTCTTGTTGATAATCCTGCAAATCCAGTAGCTATTATTGATATCATTAAGATGGATAATACTGGTCACCTTGACTATATCCTTAAGGGTGAAGTTGATCTTACTATTCCCGCTGGTGTTAAAAAGTTGGCGCAGCTTGGTCTAGATCAGCATAAAGAGCATGGTCGTGGCGGCACATCTGTAGGCCTTTCTTCAGCGAGAAGGCTTGCAAGAGGTGGCACAGCCACTCCAGAGTTTGTTCGCAAGGTTAATAGATATTTCCCAAGACATGAAGTCGATCTACAAGCAGAAGGTTCAAAACCGGGTGATAAGGGCTACCCTTCAAATGGTCGTATTGCTTGGAATCTATGGGGCGGCGATGCTGGTCGTCGTTGGGCTGCAGCAAAGGTTGCTGAGCTTGACAATCATATGACGATGGTGGAGGTGGCGTGAGCGCTCCTTCAGGTCCAAGCAGCGGTGACGCAACGGTCACTACTGCAAACTCTATTTCTAGAAATCCGACTCAGGGTTATCCAAAAACTAGAAGAAAGAAAGTTAAGAAAAAGGAGAAACAAACAATGAAAAAGGAGATTAATGGTCAGACACCTTTGGTGGATGCCCTTAATGAAGTTCTTTCAAATGCTGTCGTTTTGTACTTTACGGCACATCGTGCTCATTGGAATGTTGAGGGTCAGGATTTCTTTGAATACCATAGTCTTTTTGAGACTATCTACGAAGATATTTATGACTCACTAGATCCGCTTGCTGAAAACGTTAGAAAGCTTGGATCATTCCCAGTGAACCTTAGTGATATGGAAGATACTGCCGAATTTGAAGATGATTCATCAAGTTCAGACGCACATGCATTGGCATTAGATCTTTACAATAAGAATGATGCCTTTATTCAAATGATTAAGACTCTTTTCGATGTAGCTACTTCTGCTAACGAGCAAGGCATTGCAAACTTTGTAGCAGAAAGAATTGATATGCATGAAAAGTGGGCTTGGCAACTGAAGTCATCACTTCTAGCGTCAGGTGTTGAAATTCCTGCGCAGCAGGAGAATGAAGCTGGTGCTGATCAAGAAGATATTCAAGATGATATGTATATGGCAGACCAGTCTGCAGATGATGGCGATGGTCCCGATGCAGAAGATGCAATTGACATGATCATTGATGCAATCAACCAAGCTCTTGGTGATTGCATGGATCGTATGGGTATGAATAAGGCGGCTCCAACAAAGATGGAGAACGGTGAATCATTCCCAGCAGAAGCATATGCTTATGTGCCAGATGCATCTAAGCCATCTACTTGGAAGCTACGTCTTTGGGAATCAGTAGATAGTAAAGAAACTGCTGCTCAAGTAGGTCGTGCTATTGCTGCGATTGGCAAAGGCTTCCGTGGTAACAAGGTTGATATTCCAACTGAAGATGTTGCCAAGGTTAAGGCTAAAATTAAAGCTGCATGGAGTAAGGTAAATACCGATAAGAAGCCAGCTGATATGCCTGATGTTCTTAAGTTTGAAGAAGCATCAGAAATTGCTAAAAAGCAAGATGAAACATTGCAAAATGATGTAGAATATGATAAAGTCTTTAGTATGAATGAACAGGATGTAAGCCGACTTTCGCTTATCAAGCGTATGGTGAACTGGCTTATTCCTGACGTTAAAGAAAATGCTTCAACTGCAAACGTTGAAGTTTCCGAGACTACACAGGAGGAAGAAGTGGATCTAGAAATCCTAAAGGACGCTCTTAGTGCTGTTGTTGACGAAAAGCTCGCAGTCTTTGCTACTTCAATCAAAGAAGAAGTTGAGGCATCAATGCAAGAAAAAATCGACACCATCACAAAGGGCTTTGACGCTCAGTCAACTGAGCTTCAAGAAAAACTAGGCGCAGCTGAGAAGGCACTTGCTGAACAAGAAGAGCAAGTTAAGGCTTTCGGTAAGTCTGGTGCTATCAAGAAAAGCGTCGATCCAGAGGACGATGAAGAGGAAGAGCTAGTTAAGTCAGCTCCTACCTCTGTCTGGAACAACATCTATCTACCACAGGGGCTTATTAGCTCACTGGGTTATAAGTCATGATTAGGAGGAACAAGTAATAATGGCAACTCAAGAAGAAATTCTTTCAAAAGCTAATGAAGTCTCAACTAGCGTGGTGGGCAGCGATGGCGGCGGTATTCTCAAGCCAGAACAGTCAAACCGTTTCCTTGATTTCGTTATCGACCAATCAGTACTCATGCAGAACGCTCGCGTCGTTCGTATGCGTGCTCCCCAAATGGAGCTAGACAAGCTCTCCGTTGGCACCCGTTTGCTCGCAAAGGCAACCGAAGCTAGCGACACTAGCACCAACGCTGCAGTAACCTTCAGCAAGGTGTCACTTAGCACTGTTAAGCTCCGTCTTGACTGGGCACTCAGCACTGAGTCACTAGAGGACAACATTGAGGGTAACTCACTAGAGGACCACATCGCTCAGGTCATGGCTCGCCAGACCGCCAACGATATGGATGACCTATTCATCAATGGCAACACCTCTTCTTCAAACACCTTGCTCAAGGCTCTTGACGGTTTCGTCAAGCTCGCCAAGGCATCAGGTCACGTTGTGGATGAAGGCGGTAACAACGTTTCACGCGCTACTTACGACCGCGTGCTTCGTAACCTTCCCACCAAGTACCTACAGCGCAGAAGCGAACTACGCTTCTTCACCGGTTCTGGCATGGTTCAGGACTCAATCTACAGCTTGGGCAACCCCAACAGCGCAACTGCTGCAACCGCAGGCGCTCCTGCTCCAATGTCACAGATTGGTGAAGCCGCATTCCTTCAGGGTTCAATGCGGGGTAACGGTGGTCCCGGTCAGACTGGTCTTGCACCATTCGGTATCGGCCTTATTGAAGTACCTCTCATGCCTGAGACTGACAGCGGTGACTACAGCGGCGCTGCTGGTTCACACGGCTATGTGGAACTTACCTTCCCCAACAACCGTGTAATCGGTATCCACCGTGACATTACCTTGTACCGTCAGTTCAAGCCAAAGACTGACACCATTGAGTACACCCAGTTCATGCGTGTTGCTTGCAACATTGAGAACGCTGACTCTTCAGTAATTGCTAAGAACGTCAAGCTTCGTACTCTCTGATATCTGTAAAATCGTATCAAGCATCTGCCCCGGCGCAAGTCGGGGCTTTTGCTTTTTATCTAGGACTTTCTGTGATATAATCTATTTCTATGGAAGATAATATCGTTAAGTCAACCGATGTGAACAAGAAGGCTGAAAAGCCCAAGGAACCAAAGGTTGCAAAAGAAGAAGTAATAACTGCTGAAGAGGCGGCTCCACAGAAAGCTGCTCCTAAGGCTAAGAAGGTGGCAGATGAGCGGAATGTGAATGAATCAGTTGCAACTGCTCCTGATGGATACAAGTTTGTGTTCTTTGATTCAGGTGCGTCATATACATCAACTTCTGGTGTGCGATTCACTAGAGAAAACTGCATTCAGATGCTCCCAGTTCAGGAAGCAGACCATTTGCTTGCTTTCGATAATTTTAGAATTCCGACGCAGCTTGAACTGCAAGATTACGCAGCTAGGATTTAATTTATGGCGGGATCGGCTACTGACTATCTAGAGAATAGATTATTAGATCATGCTTTGGGTACTACAACGTATACAAAGCCAAGCGCTCTTTATCTAGCTCTATATACTTCAGCGCCGTCAGACTCAGCAGCTGGTACTGAAGTTGTTGGTGGTTCATATATAAGGCAAGCTATTGCCTTTACATCAGC